ATCAATTATATTATCGTATATTTCTCTATTACTCAAAAAGTTTTCATGATCTAACCTCGTTAAATATTCTAAAAAAGCAGTAGTTGGATTTCTCCTAGCTACTGCTTTTATACTATTGTTCAATTAATACTGATGCTTTTGATGCGGTCTTAATTGTAGCATACTCTGAAAAACGTTCTGATGATTTGATATATTCATTACCCCGTTGGGAAATAGTTTTTATAATATCTGAAGTATTCATTTTTATCTTTGTGTTAAATATACATAAAACCTCAGTTCCTCCTCGTTTCCCTTTAGCGAAAATATTAGGATTATATTCTGCTTGACCATCTTTATACACTAATTTTATACTTCCAGTTCCTAATTCAAATCTTCCTTGAATAGTATCTACTATATTACTGACCATATATAGACCAAAACCAGAATTTTGCCACTCGTCACTCCTCAATGGATCCTTTTTAAAGCTTCTTGTTATCCCTGGTCTTATTGCAAAGGCCAAAGCAGTCATGTTATCTTTCGGTAAATAATTAGGATTAGTTTCCAAGCTTTTTTTTAGCCCAATGCCATTATCAATTACTCTAAAGCCAAATTCACCTTCACTATTTGAATATAGATAAAGCGAAAATTCTTTTGCTTTGCTGTGTTCTACTACATTTCTCATTATTTCTCTCATTAAATATGCATAAAAATTCTTATATTTAATCTGAAAATTGTATTTTTCTAAAATTTCTTTTGATTTTTCTTCAATTGTTTCTCCAACATATTCTAACTTTGAATATGATTCTTCCTCGAGGTTTTTCACATTGAAAATAATTTTTTCATCTAACGATAAATACAATCCATTTCTTATACAACTATTTATTTTTAAATATCTTTCCATGCAAACTCCTCCTTGTTTTATTTTACCATAATTTTACTGTTTTGAATATCAGTTATTATGTCTACTGAGATTTCTTTTAACTTTTCATATTTCTCAAAAAGCATTTGCCCATCTTTTCTACTATTTTCAATCAAACCTTCAATTTCTGGTATTCTTGAAGCTTTCATTCTAATTCTAATTGCAGTTCCTGTAAATTGAGTTGTTATTTTATTTATACCTGTATCATCTAAAACTATACATGAATTATTACTGCATATAACAAAGCTACCTATTTTTTCGCAAATGCTTTTTAACATATATAACCCAAAGCCACTATTTCCATATATATCATATCCTTTCGAAGTACTTAACTTCTTAGATATTCCTGGCATAATTGCTAAATTGAGAGCTCAAATTGATCCTGAATTTGTAATTTTTTATTCCTCTTTAAAGTTTCAGATATGCCAATTCCCTCATCAAGAATTGCTATTTCTATTAAATCTTTTTGTGGCCAATATTGTCCTGCATACCATAGTTCTTCGGATTTACTATGTTCATATATATTTCTTAGAATCTCAGTTATGCAATATACTAATCCTGACTTTAAGTTTTTCTCTTTTCTACATAGTACTGTCGCTAACTTGCTTGCAATTTCTTGTTCCAAATAAGGATAAATCTCCATATTCTTGTCAAAGGCTATTCTATATGACTCTCTTATATTTATTTTCTTAATAGGCATAAAATTTTTATTGCCTTTCAAATTATTAGGATGTTTCCCATACCTTTTTCTAACACTATGAAAATATCCCATATTTGCTGCATACGTCTTATTCTCATAATTTATTTCAGTGTGTTTTATATCACAATTAAGATTTCTTATTTTAGATCCAACAAGTAGCATTCCAAATGGTTCTATTATTCCCATTCGCTCATAATTATATATAAAAAATTTACTACATTTAGCTTTTTCTAATTCCTCACAAAACTTTAATGAACTAATCAAATCTAAACTTTTAGGAATGTCTATTTTCATTTTTACCTCCAATATGCATTTACCAATTACTGAATTTTATGCTATAATAGAGGTATCTTAATCGAACTCTATTACAACTAAGAACTCACGAGATTGCAGTCTTATATGTGAGTTCTTTTTATTGGTTGTATTTACATAATACTACAGTTTGTACAAGTTTTCCACATAAAAATAAAGGGTAGTAAACAATATTTCTACTGCCTGCTACCCTAAAGTTTATATCTCTTAGCTATTATATTTTCCCCCAAATTTTTAATCAAATTTTGTAATACATCAGTCAATCCATACTTAACTATTAAATATGATCCATACCCTACAATGACTGCTCCTATAATTACAACTATATAAAAAAGTATTCTGTTAATTATGTACTTAACCATTCTTATAATCATAAAATCCTCTCCCTCTAAGATTTTGCTTTATGGTTATATTACTATATTATGTAATTTAAGTCAAAAAATAAAGGCACAGGATTACTCCCATACCCTAAAAACTCTAATTTAGCCTTTAATCTTTTCTATGATATTTCTTCTATAGCTAATACTCTTGGGGAATTCCCTTCCTGAATTTTAATATATACCTTAGCTATCTTCATTTGCAAATCCTCTATAATTGTTTTTACTTTGCATATAAAATAATAATCTTCTATACCATTTGTAACTACAGCTATAGGTTTAAAATTCCATCCTTTAATCCCATTTAATGCTTTATGTAATATTTTTTTATCTTCTTTAGTAATTTTATTTCTGATTTCCAATTCATCATTTTCCTTTTTCATAATACCAACTCCCTTTATACTAACTATATTACAATTAGTTTTTGTCAGCTGTTTGTCAAATATGTTAACCTTTTCTTAAAAATTTCTTAATAAAAAATTAAGAGCATAGTATTATTCCCATGCCCCAGAAATTAATTATTTCCTGTATAGTCTGCATTTAAAAACATTGCAGCTTCTTTTGTTCTTCGTCTATAAAGACCTTCCAACCTCTTTCCTCCTGCGTTACTCCATAATTGGAAATTGGCTGTAATAGTGTTTGTATCTCTTACACCAGCGACTACATTTTTATACAATGTAGATCCTAATAAGCCAGCAGTTCCAACATTATAAGCCATACTTACTAATGCATCAAATTCATTTTGCTTAAGCTCTATGCCTTTAGAATCTAAATCTTGTTTTATTAAAGGTGAATATTTACTTTCTATCCAATCTCTTAACATATTAGTTGCTTGCTCTTCTGTAACATTCTCTATCCCTTCTATTTCTTCTCCAGTCATTCCATAACCCAATGTCCACACTCCAACTTCATCTTGATATTTTATAGCTGAAAATCCTTCCCATGACTTTATAAAATCTATACAGCTATTACTTACCAAATAAGTTTTTTTAATGCCCCATTGTTATCGAAAGAATAGTTTTTACCATCTATAATTATTGTGCAATCTGTATAGGTATATCCCTTGTCTATGTCTAGATAATACCAATTAGTATCGTTATCTTGGAACCATCCTGTAAGCATAGCTCCATCATTACCTACTCTATACCATTTACCTTTCCAATATATCCATTTATCAGCTACCATTGCACAAGTATCTTTTTCTAAGTAGTACCATTTATTTTTATACTGTATCCAATCTCCATCTATTGCGTATCCTTCATTATTAAAGTAATACCAGTATCCATTAATTTGTTTCCAGCATTCTTCAGAATAGGTATTACCATCTTCAGAATACCACCATCCTTCATCATTTTTATTCCAACCGACTTTATAAATCTTAACTTCTGGAACTTTAACATTTTTTATATCTTCCAATGCCCATAGCTCTTTAATAATATTAGAATCTATATCTAAATAATACTTCCCTTGGTCACCATTCCAATCTCCCCAGCTATTAATTAAAATCAGTGAATCTTCTTTATAACCAATACAAAGCATAGCATGGGATCCTTGTTTATTACCACTAGGCACACTTGGAATAATTCCTTTATTAGTATTGGCCTCATAAAAATTATCATAAACGTAGCAAGTTAACAATATTGGCTTTTTATATTTGACCAGGTATTCTTTAATATCTTCTCTAGATAAAGATATGTAAGCTAAGGATTTATGATCGTCAGCCTCATCTAACAATTTTTCTTTATTGTATTTATCTAATGTTGTAACTATGGATGGATATTCTTCATTTACTGGAAAAGATGTTTTTTTGCAATCTCCAAATTTAACAAGATTCTTCAAAGCTTCTCTAGTAACCATCCCCGTTCCTTGATAATCATTTTCTTGTCTATTGGCATAGATAAATCCAACTGAATACATATCATTAATATTTACTGCATCTATATATGATTTCATTTCACTTAATGCATGTGCAACACAGCTGCCTATTTGTCCTTGACACAATATTGGATAATCATATTCCAATATAAATTCCTCCGGAATATCTATTTTTTCACTTGAACTTGAAATCATTGAATAATCATAATCTCTTAAATCTACAGGCGAATCTATTACGCCTAATATATAATCTTTATTATCCATTTATATCATTTCCTCTCTATAAAAATAAAAGAGCAGCCATTAGGCCACTCTAAAATTAAGCTGTTACTTGTGCTGCATCTTGTGTTATTGGTGTAATAATTAAAGCTTGGACTTTACTTAATTGATCTGTTAATGCTGCTAATTCAGCTTTTAAATTAGTGTTATCCTCTTGGAGCTGTTTAAGTAAAGTGGAATTATCAACTACTGCAGCTTTAGTTTGATTTACTTCTCCTGCTATTGCTTGCCTTATTTCTGCAATATCATCTGTACTCAGCTCTGGAAACTTAGTTAATAACAGTTTATCGAACATCTCTGCTTTACTTGCAAGTTTTTCTTCTACAGTCTTTGAAATTCTGAAATGTTCATCTACTATGTTCCAAACTTGCTTAGCAGCTGTGATATAATTTTTATTCTTTAGAATTTGCTCTTCAACTCCACTTTTAATTAATTTACTTTCTAATACCTTAATTATTAATTTTAATGCTGTTCTTATCATTTTAAATTCCACCTTTTCTATTTTTTTATTAAGTAAGTTATTGCTGCAGTAGTAACCACAACAATAATTGTTTTTATTAACTCATTCCAATTTTGACCTGGTTTGCTTTCTAAAAGATCTATTTTATTCGCAATTATTTTAATACTATCTTTTATCTCATTTAGCATTTTAAATAGTGATTTTGTTCTATCTTCATTTACAGCTGAATTCATTTTTATTTCTGCTAATTCATCCTGCATAACTTGGCACTTTTCTTCTAGTTTAGTAACTCTTTCTTCTACTTTTTCCAGCATCTTTGCTTGTACACAATTACTGCAGTTCTCACCCATACGTCACCTTCTTACTTCAAATTAATTAAAATACTTTTCTATAATAAAATCTAAGTTCTCAATAAATTTTTCTTCTTTTTGGGTTAATTCCTCTTTGTCAATTAGTTCTTTTCCAAGGTTTATAGCACTAACAATAAAATTTTCCATATCCTTTTCCACAGTATCACCTCCATATTTTAAGCAATAAAAAAACACCTTATTGGGTGCTAATCTATTGCTTATATTCTTTTATTTATTACTTACTATTTTCCCTTTATAAAAATTATGTGTAAGCCTGTATTCGCAACGGTTTAGGCTTGGCTAAGCTTATTATTACGTACTAATTCATCCATGACTTTTGATGCCATTGCCTTGGCTGCATTCTCTATTAATTCACCACTTACATTGGAATCTATTCTTTCATATTCTCCCTCTTTAAATTGAATTCCAGTATCATATCCTTCGCCACCTTCAGGGCAATTTTGATGATATTCACCAGTGTAATATATTTCTCCACCCATCTTTTGAATAGTGCAAATAGTTACAATTTCACCATTACCAATAACATTTTCTCTTCCTTCACCTTGTAATACTACCTTTACCTTGTCATCAATGTTTAATAAATTTTTCATAATCTTTTTCCTCCTAAAATTTAATATAAAGAAAAGACACTAATTACTTAGTGCCCTTCTTAGCTCTTATTTGCTTTCTGAATTCTTCAACCTCTTTTTCTTCTTCGATAAACTCCTGCATTTTGACCTCTATCCATGAAGAAATTGAAGTTCCATACTTTGATGAATATTTGCAAAATTCATCTAGTACCTCAGGATCTAATGTTATATTAAACTTTTTCTTCATAAAAAATAACCCCCTTGTGGAGATTATATAACATTAAATTCCTATTGTCTTTTTTATACTCCTAAATACGTATTAATACATATTTATACGTACACCCTAGATTCCTATGACGTAGCAGTTGTTGTTGCCGGAATTAATCCCAGTAATATTGCATATTGCTCTGATATTATACTACCACCAGCTAAGAAAATATCCATTGTATTTTCTATTTCTGTAAAATCTGTTTCTCCATTTGCTTTTGCAGTATTTATCCTGTTAGTTAAAATTTTTGTTAACAATTCTGATTTACTCATTTTAAACCTCTCCATTCATTATTAAATTTGTTTCATGTTCGATTATTGCACTTTCTAAATTATCAACAGAATTTTTATCTAAATTCATATAGTCGATTATTACATTCATTCTATCTATTAAATTTATTTCTTCCATTTCTTGTTTTGCTGTTTCAGCGTCTATCAGAAATATAAAATTTCCCTCTGCAATATTACATTCTTCTCGTAAAATCAAATCAGGATGATTATTTAAAATTTCATTTCTCTCTTCGATAGTTTTATACTCAAACTCATGTCTCATTAATCTACCTCCCTATGCAAATGTAGCATAATTAGTAACATTACTGCAATTTATAGACCACGATCTAATATGTGCATCTAAAGACGTATCGTATGATTGTAAATATATTTCAATTAAATCTCCAATTTCTACTGTTATATCTTCCGACCAAGTAACATAAGAACCTGTATTATTGCTTCGTAATGTTCCTCTAGCTACTCCATTCACGTATATTCTTCCGTATGCAGTAGCACTACCACCGGTACCATTATATAAATCAAAAGTTACTGTGACCGTACCTCCATGATGTAAGCATGTAGCTTTAGCTCCCGATGGTGACATTGTTGTAGCATTCACATTCCATCCACGACCAGAAGAATACAATGTTTGTGTCGTTCCTGATACAAATCTAGGTATATTTTCATGTGTACCAGGTACTCCAAAAATACTTTTACCACTTATAATATTAGCTCCTAATAAATTAGAATCGCCTTTAATAGTTTGTATACCTGTTGTTATAACACCTGAAGCAATTGTTTGATCTGCTGTTCCTGGTATATATGTTGTTGCTGCTTTCTCTGCCGCTGTACCAGTTACTAAAGCTCCATTAACATAACATTTATAGCCAGCTCGTATATTAGCAGCTACAGCTGCACTCGAACTTATTGTTGTGTCTACAACATTATTTGCTCCTGTTACTCCATCAATAGTAACCCCTGCACGTAAATTACCAGGAATCAATAAAGATAAATCTAATCCCCCTGATATTCCTGTGTCATTATCATTACTAAACGTTGCATTTTTTCTAACATCTTTTGCTAGTGCAGTTCCCTCCGCACTAGCTTTGATAAAAAAACAATCACCAGTTGAGTTATACCAAACTGTATAAGCCTTTCCTGATATTAAGTTTGGTGATGTTGTTGTACTAGGTTTATATAATTTTTTACCATTTATAGTTGTTGCAGCTCCACCATTGTTTGCACTTGCTATAAAAGTTATTGGATATCCATTTACTAGCGATCCTCTAATTGTAAGTGTTAGTGCTGTAGCCGTTCCACCTGCTATTTGATACACCATATCTGACAATTGTGTACCAATACTACTGATAGAATTACTTATAATCTGAATATCTTTTTTAGTTGCTATTATGACATTAGGATCAACTTTTAAAGTTATACTAGATAAATTACTTACTTCTAAAATAATTCTTATAGATAAGTCTTTTGTAGTTCCCTCTGCAGCAACTGGTTTATACGTCGCTGCCATCTTAGCAATAGCTATTAAATCTCCATCTTCATCAAAAATACCAGCCTCACGAATGAAAAAACCTCCATCGCTAGCTGGTATTGTAGTTTCAGTAACTATCCAATTTGAATTTGTCTCATCAACTGTAACAGCACCAATATTTCCTTCCCACACTTTATTTATTAATGATGTTTGATTTTCTGTTGGTTCATAATAAGCTCCATTGCCATCTCCTACTTTTAAAGTCTTAAAATTTACTTTAGTGCCTAGTGCTGCTGAGTTAGCAATTTTAGCCTTACCTGTTGTCGTCAATATCGTATAAAAATTTTCAGCCAAATTTATTCCCCCTTATTTAGGATATGTTGTAATATATTCTGCCCCTGAGCTTTGAATTATTCCTATTTCAAAGTTACCTCTTGACTCAATATCTTTAGGCGCCCAAGGATATACTGCAATGCTTTCTCCTGTCAATGTAGCTAAGTGATAATATATATCTGATTGAAGAATAGATATTAAATTATATTCAACTGCTAAATGAGATGGTTTTATTCTCTTTACAGTATTGTATAAATCCTTCAAATCATTTGGAAATCCTTCATGACTCAGCAATTCAACTTTGAATGTATATGGTGCTATATTTTCTTTTATATTTATATCTGCATATACAAAGTTTTTCAACATATAAGCCATTTTTTCTGGATTAATAATAGTTTTACTTTGTAATTTAGTTAATATTTTAGCTCTTCTTATTGTTATCTCTTCATTGTGATTAGTAGTAATGTTTAGCCTTTGCTCCCATATATCTAATCCCCATGTAGCAGTTTGAGGAAAAAATTGTAGTAATAAATCATCTGCTAATTCACTTGAGCTATCAGCTTCACTTCCTATAGCCTCAAAAATCCCTTTCATTATTACATTTTGATCATATATAGGTGATACAGAATTTAACATTTCTTGTCCCTTTTTTGAATCTATATTAATCATGTTACATTAATCACCTCTCCCATTACTGGAACTTGGTCTGAAAGCTGAATATTTGATATGGCGTTATTTACTGTTAAGTTATCAAAATCTTCAATACCTTCTTCTAATAAAATATAAGATCCTATAATGGTATGAATTGCATTATAATTAACAATTCCATTAATTTTAATCTTCTTTAAATAGTCACTAATTTTATTTTTCAATGCACCAAAAATAGATGTTGCATCAAATCCTTCTGTAAATATAAATTTAGCACTTACGTTAATTTTTAATGTTGAAGGTGTAGATATAGTTACAGTTGCACCGATAGGAGCTTTTCCGCCTCTATTTTTACCCGGAAGTTTATCTGGATAAATATAGTTCTTTACAGCATTAATAAGTTCATCTGTAGCTGCATCACCATTCTTATCTAATATTAAAACTTTAACAGTACCTGGACCATTCCACTCTTCGATTACATATGCAGATCCAACACCCTCTACCTCTAGCGCCCATCTTTTATAATCGCTATCAGCTCCGCTTAATTGATCCTCTTGCTCAGCCTCTATAATTCTCTCTCTAAAATGCTCTTCGTCTTCTATGTCAGTTCCACCTGTGAATTTTTCTAAATTAGTTATAGATTTAACATCATCAATTCTAGAAAATAATATTGTTACAGTGTTTGGTTCTACATTTCCAATAGCTCCTGCAGTTAAACATTTTACTGGTATTGTAGCCACTCCTGTACTATCTATTGTTACATTTTCTACTACTTCAAATTCAACTGATTCTCTTTCATCACTTGAAGGCGTACCAGCTATTTTGCCTTTTAAAATTGTAGTTCCTGGTATCCCTGCCACTTGTATATTACCTATAGATTTTGTTGGACTATTTTTATATAATCCCTTGCATTCACCTAAGTATTCTAAATATTTACCTGTAGCAGTTTGAGTGTGCGCCATTTTTAATATATTTTGCAATTGAATCTTTAATAATCTTTCCTTTTCTTCTGCACTAGGTCTTGTAGCATCCCAATAAATATCTCCCTCTATAGTTGAAATATTATTTGGCGCCTTTGCTAACATCCTAGCATGAATATCATTAGCACTTTCATTCAGAAAATCTGGAATATTTAATTCACTGGCCATCTAATCACCCCACTTTTTCTTTACTCTTAAGTACTTGCGTTTTTCCTTGTATCGATTTTACTTCATACTCATAATAAACTTCACCATTTCTCCACTCAAATGAAAAATTATCTACACTGCTTGTCATAGGATGTACCATTAATGCTTCTTGAGTAACTCTCTTTATTTCTAATTCCATTACCTTTTCGTCCAAGCTTGAGCCTATAATATCTCTTCCGTATCTATTAGAGTAGGCTCTGTACTTGTATCTAGCAGTAATCATAGCCTTTTGGCACCATTGGATATAAGCTTCAAATTCATCTAGTATTTTTATAGTTCCATCTGGATTTCTTATAAACTCTCCAGTTTCAAAATCAATTGCATATGATTCTTTAAATTTAGTTGTTAAGGAGTTATTACCTAAGTCTGTGGATTGTAAACTTCCACTTGGAAATAAATCAGCCATTTGAAACTACCCTCCCTACAACCACATTGTCAGCTCCAAATTGAGCAACTAAAACCCTATCTCCTACATTTAGCTTTGTAAGATTACTAGGTATTTTAATTTCATGAGAATGACTTGGATCACCTGCTAATTCTGTTGCATAGTTATCTTCTAATTTTAAATAGTCCAAAACCATGTAATCAGTAAATTCATGTTTAAAATTATCCAGCTTAAGGCCAGTTTCCGTTATACTTCCTAACGTAAGACCAGTTCCTTCTATAACGCCTTTAATAGCTCCATGTGTATTACTATCCATTATTCTTTTAATTTCATTAAATACATCTCCATCATTATTACTCACTATAGAATTTCCTCCTTACATCATCAATTTTCATAACAGTTAAAGTCATTTTTCCTCCTGAACCTAAATTATGGGTTATATCAGTTATAATAACTTCTTCATCATAAACACTTACTTTATCTCCACTTCTTAGAATATTTATATCTTTACAACAATTAACTGTTTTGCTTGATTCACCAGACGAAAAAAGACAATTAGCTTTATCTTGTGCTTTAGCATAATCGTCTACTTTATCATCATCTACTATTTTTTGTAATGTTCCATAAGTTTCGGTATCTTTTTAAATACTCCTATAATCGGAGACAATACAAGCTCCTTCTCATCTGAACTACTAGAACTATCAGACTTACTTTTTCCACCTTTTTTCTTTGCATCTTCTTTCCCAAGTACTTTGACTTGAGTTACTGCACCATCTAAGCTGTCTTTTTCTTCTAACTCTTCAATAATATTATCTAATTTATAAATAGTTTCATTTGCTCCAAGCTTAATTATATCTAAACTTGTATTCATTCTTAGCTTATAAAGATCTCCACCTTTTGAGTCAGTCTCTTTTAAGTCTTTCTTTATCATTCCATACAAAGACTCTTTTCTTTTATCTTTAGCTAGTCCAGTCCCGGTTTCTATAATATTACCTATAGGTATTCCCCAATCATCACAAATTATCTTAGTCCTTTGTGACGCTGTCTGTCCATCACTCCACAAGTATTCATCCTCAGACTCTTCAATAACAACTGTTCTTTCTTTTCCTGTTATTGTGATTTTCTTAGATTTCTTATTTTTGTTTATCTCCCAAATGATTCCGTTAAAAACTTGAGTATAAGATCCACTATCAAATTCATTATCAAAAAGCTCTATGGAATCCCCCTTATTGATTCCTACGTTTTTTAATTCCTCAGTTTCTATGAGAGATATATTTAATGTATAAGCTATTCCATCTATAGCTTCTTTAAGTGTTACAGACTCACTTAATATTTGTATCTTATATTTATTTTTCAAAACAAGTTCCATATAATCACACCTTTGTTACATAGTCTAAGCATACATAGCCGCCATGATCTCCCCAATATGTGTCGGCCCAATTGCCGTATTGTCTAAATATAGTCAATTCTTCTCCATTATAAACAGTTCCAATAATATTATTATCAGTTCCTGGTCCATCTCTTACATTCAATGCACTTGCAGTTACTTTAACCACATCGCCATCTACATATTGACTTGAATTATTATCTGACCTATTATCCTGAAGCCCACCTGAATAAGAACTTGAAGAGTTGTTTACTGTTTCAATTTTCAATTCTCTATAAGTTCTAAAAGTAATACTAAAGTAAATATCATCTACTTCTCCGCCTCGTACTTCTGGTTCAAACTTGCTGATATTAACTAATTCATTTATATTTAAATCTGTTATTATAAGCCTAACTGGTATATCTGCATCTATCCAAAACTGAATTGTATTAACATAATCAATAGGCAGCATATTAGGAACATATCTACAATAGGAATCATATTCTTTTGGGAATAATGAATTAAAACTTATTTCTCTTATTTTGCTCCCCTTTTGAGAAATATCAACTTCTCCAAAATCTATAATATCTGCAGTTATATATTTTTTCTCTTTTGGATTAGATAGCTTATCTAGTGGATTAACAGGAAACTGCAGAGTATAATTTTTTGATTCATCTTTTAAATACACATCCAATTAACCAACTCCTCTACCTTGTGTATAGTCCTTCCATTATTTTAAGCATAAGAAAAAGCACCTAGTTTTCCTAAATGCTTTCTTTATCTTTAAATTTAATTTTTTAAGCTTGGCAATATCCACACATTACTAGCCTTATCCACTATTTGATTACCAAGTATAGTCTGTTTTTTTACTAATTTTATTAACTCTTTATTCAATGTAAAAGAAATTACTTTGCCTTCTGATCCGTCTTCCATATCAGCTACAGCCCAATAACTTATTGTATCAAACTGATCTCCACCTTGATTTAATATTAAATCTTCCACATTAAATCCGTTTTGATCTATTGTCAGTTTATTCCTCATACTAGGCTCTATTTTAAATTTCACAGTCAAAGTTTTTCCTAACTTATTAGCCTCTAATAATTTTCCATGTAAAGCCTTATAATTAGATGTTACATTTTGAGGAGTACTATTTGCTAGCTCCTTATTGTGTTCATCAACTTTTGATTGGAAAACATCTTTAATAATCTCACCGTTTTCCACAATTAGGATATGCGGAAATTTATCTGCTTCAGATATTGTATTATTTAATATAATCCTTATTCCCATACTTATATTTGAATACTTTGCTTGATCTTCTTTGAGAGTATTATATAAGTCCATATTACTCTTAACAATATCATCCCAATTCAAAGATTGCTTTATCTTATTTTTCCCTTCATCATCTGAATTAATATAAGAATTTAGCAAGTCATCAATATTTCCAATTGTTATTCCATAATTAGTAATATAAATTGTATCTGAAGATTTATCATATGTAACTTTTGAATTGTCAAATTTCTCTGTTATAGTTTTTGTTACGAACTCAGTATATTCTTTTTTAGACTCCTCTTCATCTTCTTTTTTTAATTCCGATTCATTAACAACTGCCTTATCAGAATTTTGATTTACTTTCTTTTTATCAAAGTAAATATTCCAATATACCAACCCAGCAATAGTTATTATACCAATTACATATACCATTATTTTAATAATTTTATTCTTTTTCATTAAAATCCCCCTTTTATACCAGAGTATACCATAAAATTGTCTATTTTTTAATATTTGAAAGCGCTTCTTTTAATCTATAACCTACAACTTGGGTTACTTCTTGTACTATGGAATCTATGTCTTCATTTCCATTAATATTTACAGGAATATTACCAATATTTATTCCACCTCCCGCTCCTAATACTTGCATTTGAGGTTTCACCAATTTGTATTCCCCTTTTTTTACTTGGAATGGCTCATTTATCTGTTGTTGCTTTTGTAAAAAAGTTTTAGATTGTTGATGCGTTAGCACTTTTTCCCCACCATTAAACCAACGTTTTCTACGTCCAATTAATATTTCATATCCATTTTCAGCAGTGTCGTGCCACCCCCTTGTAGCACTTTCCGTCCCTGTCGCATATGGATTTCCATTAGCATCTAAATGAGTTCTATTTGCGTCATGAGTGTCCTGATCTGTATTATTATAACCAGATAACTCACTTCCACCCTTAACAAAGTTTACAAATGCCGTCCAAGGGTGACTAGCAATATATTGTAATTTTTCAAGTAATCCAGATGTTTGATTAGTCACTTCCTCAGTGTTACTATTGATTATAGCATCAGTACTTGGAGGTATTGCATCACGAGAATTTTTTAATTCGTTAGTTTTTTCTATTTCTTCTGCAGTATTTGATGTTATTTCAACACTTCTTCCTTTACTAGCTTCTTCAGCTTTTTGTCGAACTTCATCAAGATTAAGTATTGCTCCACTTGGGTCAACCTGTACATTAATAGGTGTTCCATTTATACTCATAGTTCTATATAATGTTCCATCTTGTGCTGTCTGCAATGCCCCTAACTTTGATATTAGCCTATCTCCATCTCCTATCATTTCCCCAGCAGCATTTACTGATGCACTTTTTACAGTATCCAATGTTGATGTTATCTGAAAATTACTTTTACTTATCTCTAATGCAGATTTTTTAGCGTTATTAGCCATTTCAGCAGTATACCCACCAACTTGACCAGTACAGTACGAATATGCTCCAATGACCTCTCCCGTCACTTTATCTACCTCTGCATATACGCTTTCATACTTACCAGTATCATTATTTATTAAATTATAAACTCCATTTTCTTTTATATCTGCTAATCCTGCAAATTTATTATTTGTCATTGTTCCAAGTGTTTGATTTCTTTTTATATCCTCATCACTAAATTTTTCACCCGTTTTTTCATTAAGTTTTCCTTTTGCAGCTCCATAAGATTTATATAATGTTGCTAAATCTGATTGCCAATCAAGTTTTGCTCGTTCTAGCGCCTCATCTCGTGCTTTAGCTGCCTCATCTTTGCCTTTTTGAAAATCTTCTCTTTGCTGATCTGATAAATCTGTGTTTGATAACAATGAATCATAATAAGCTAATGTACCTTGATAATTATTTTCTATCTTATCTAAGGAATCTTGGTGGTCTTTCGCTCTATTCTGCAATAATTCACTTGCACCATCTATGCCAGTTACTCTGCTCGCATCATTTGTAAATTGATTCTTAGAATATTCCGCATCATAAGCATTTTGTGCTTTAGTATATTCTAACTCAAGAGCTTTCGCTTTAGCTAATCTGTCTTGTATTTCTTTAAGATCTTCATCTAAAAGCGTTCCATGTTCTTTTATTTTATCACTTGCAAATTGATAAATGCCATCTCTTATATCAAGTTCTTTATTTATACCTGTTTCAAAATAGGTATTTAAAGAATCCATAACTTTTTGTTCAGTATCACTTGTAACCCCATCGATACTAAAAGTTTTCTGAAATTCACCCTGAATTTTAGATTTCTGATCTTTCATTGCATTAATGCTTTCATATGCATAATCATTTACATAGTTCTGTAACTTATTAAGACTAGATTCATCCATGCTCCCGCTATTAGTTAATCTTTTTATATCCATTTCAATTCCTAATAAACTCTTTGATGCATCTTGAGCACCTTTTTTGAAACTATCTGAAATACCTTCACCAAAGCGATCATAGATAAGACCTGCAGCAATCATTTCTTTCTTTGACATATTTATATGACCATTTAATGCATTCATTACTTTTTCCATAGGCCCTAATTCTTCTGTAGTTGTTGTAACACTCTTCTTCATAAGATTATTTTCTGCAACTACAGCCGTTCCGATAAGTGCAACTGATGCAGCTATAGCAAGACCTGCCGGAGAAAATATTGCAGGTAATAACCTACCTAAAACTCCTATTTTCGAGAGTCCACCCGCTATTGTAGTTGCTTCTTCTGCTACATTTGCACCTTTAAAAAGCTTCACAAAACTCGCTATTCCTGAGAATCCTTCTTTCATGGTGCCTATTGCGCTTAAAGTTGTAAATGCAACTCCTAATCCAATTACTGTTTCTGCTAGTGATTTAATTTCTTCAGTATGTTTACTTACGTAATCAACCATTTCAACAATCTTATCTGTAATTGCTGGCATTTTGCCTGTTAACCATGTTACAAATTGCTTCGCATATGGTGCTAATTTCTCACCTAAAGTAATTTGCATATGTTCAACTGCTGCTTTAAGCTTAATCCATTGACCATATAAATTATCTAGTTTAGTATCAGCCATTTTTTGTGCAGCTCCATTAGCATCTTTAAGCTGCTGACTTAATTCACTAAGACTTTTGCCACCTTGATTCATTAAAGCAAGTACTCCAGACATAGATTCTGTGCCAAATATAGTAGAAATAACATCTGCTCTTTGCTGACTTGTTAATTTACCTAAAGAACCGTTTAAATTATCTACAACTCCACTTAAAGGCTTCATATTGCCAGCACTATCAAAAGCATTAATTCCATACTTTTTCATTAATCCCAAAGCTTCCTTGGTTGGGCTTGCAAGTCTCGCCATTGTCTGCCTTAAAACAGTACCAGCTTGAGATCCTTTTATGTTTGCATTACTTAACAATCCACTTGCGGCAGCTGTATCCTCTAAACTTATTCCTAATGCTTGAGATACTGGTGCAACATATTTCATGGTCTCACCCAAGTCTGATACATCAGAGTTTGTAGCACTAGCTGATAAAGCTAATACATCTGCTACATGACCTGATTGACTAGCATTTATATTAAAAGCTCTTAATGTTCCTGATGCTATATCTGTAGCTGATGCTAAGTCAAGATCTCCAGCACTTGCAAGATTTAATAGACCTGGCAATGCACTTATTGTTTCATTAACACTAAACCCTGCCTGCCCTAGCAATTCTTCGGCTTCTGTTACATGCCTAGCACTCCATGCAGTTGTAGAACCAAACTTTTTGGCTGCAACATCTAACTGTTGCATTTGTGAATTAGTTGCATTGGTTACCGCCTTGACATTAGATAATCCCTTTTCATATTCTGAGTAAGTTTTTATCGATGTGCCAAGGCCTATTCCCCCTGCGGCTATTACCCCTGCAGTGCCAATAGATATTACTTTTTTAGCTCCGGTCTTAATCCATCCATTGATTTTATTTTCAATTCCCGTTATAACTTTACTCGCTTCATCTTTAGCTTTGACTACTACATTTGCCTCTTTTACCTTTTTGGTTTTACTTTGTATTTTATCTACTATTGATGAAGCTTCATCTTTCATTTTTGCTGTTAAAGTCATACTAGTGCTTTTTAATTTATTGACCTTAGAATCTAACTTTTCTATTTTACTTGATGCTTCATCCTTAAGCTTTGCAGTAGCATTTGCAGTTATTTTACTCAATGCTTTTGTTTTCTTTTGTATCTGCTGAGTCATTTTTTCTACTGCAGTAAGTTTACTTTTTGATTCCGAGTCTCCTGAAACTCCGACTTTTATATCAAGCCTGTATACTTCTTTATTAGCCAAGAATTATCACCTCCCAGCTTTTGAGTTAGATTTTTTATTATTCTGTTCTACCTCATATGAAGAAAAAGCTAGGATTAATTTCCTAGCCATATCATTTCTTTCTACTCCATAAAACTCGTCAGGGCAGATATTATGCATTGAAAATAAATTATACAATGCGGTTATATCTCCGCCCCAACTTATTAGTTTTTTATATCTTCTTTTTCCTCTAACTCATCATTAAAGCCACTTAATTCAAGTACTTTATTTGCTAAGAATGATATTTCACCTGCTAAAAGTTTTTTTCTTATATATGCTTTACCATCACTAAGCTTAAGTGCTTCTATTAACTTTGGATTATTCCAATTGAAATTAGTTGTAGCTCCTATAATAAGTGCTGCATCAAAATCAGCATTATTTAATTTTGTTTCAGTTTTCCCACTTACTTTTCTTCTAGTTGTACATTCTTCTCTTATTCCGCTAATTTCTTTTTCAGTTAATCCTTTTAAGTCAATTGATATTCCTAACCTTGGCATTTGGATAGTAGCTGTAGGAACATCATGTGTCTCAAGCAACTTTGCTAATATATCCTCTTCCTTCATTGCTAATACTTCGTCTTTTTCATTTTTCTTCATAATAAAATTCCTCCTAAAAATTCGCTATATAATAATCGCAAGGTACAATGCCCCTTGCTTGGCCTTATATTTTATTCAGCTTCTATTGGATCTACAAGTTCGTATCCACTAAATACGAATGGTGTTTCTGTTTCACAGATATCACCAGCTTTAAAGTTAACTAAGCTAACTTTACTAGCTTTACAATTTTTTAATCTAATTCTTTCAGCTCCATAGGCTTCTGGATCATCTAACTCTGTAAGTAATTCAAATTTCTTAAAGCCCTGTTTAATCATATCTGATGTAACTTTATAACCTTTTATAGTTCCTGAGCCTTTTTTAGCTCCAGCTTTATTATCTTCCCATTCACTTCCGCATGTAATAATTGATTTCATATCTGTTTCAACATCAGCGGTACACTCACTAACATTGTTATGCCATTTGCCATCAAGATAAATTTTTCCATAAGTTCCAGAGCAAACTCTGCTTGCATCTAATACGTCACTCATTTATATCACCTTACCTTTCTTATTTTGTAACATTTCCAGTACCATAAACTCTTTTAATAACATCAAGATAAGTAGCATCCCATTTCCAGAAAAGTTCATCTGATTTAGCAGTTGCTTGTAATTCTGTATCAATTTCAACTGTAAAATCATCTTTAATTACACCAGCTGCAACTAAAGTTTCAAAGTATTGCTTTAAAGCTATAATTATTAATGTTCTACCTGTATCATCATTAGTGACTTTTCCTACGAAATCTTTTCTCTTAAGTGATGTATCACCATCTACGGCATTCATAAACTTTATTGCTCTTATACTTCCAAATACCTCTGTCTTATCATCTGTATAATTTTTAAAGGTATTAACATCATCAACCACAATGACATTGTCAGCATCTTTAGCTAATACTAATGTTCCAGCTGCTAGTGCTGCTGCAGTATCTGTTTTATTAAGTCTAGGTTGTATATTATCAAAGATAGTAACTGCATTACAAATACTGTCTTTTAATCCTGCTGCTGTCGCTAATGCTGCTATATAAACAGCTACCTCTGAACTTGTATATGTATTTCCATCATAAGTAGCACTTGTAGCAAATACATTAACTATATCTTCATGATTAAACTCTTTTGACCTACTATTAGCCTGTTCTAATGAATAATTGCTTTGTGGTCCACCAACAAAAGCGATTATATTTGTTCCTTCTTCTTTATTTTTAATTACCCAAGCCTTTATGCTTGCTTGAAGTGACTGATCTGAAATTCCATCTAATGTGAATCCATCCATGCCATATCCTTCAAATGCACTCATTGCCTCCAAATAGTGTGCATTTGTTATTCCAGCTGTACCATCATTTCCACCTGTTAAAGCTTGATTTGCTACATTACCTATTGTTCCTGTAGCTCCTGAAACTTTAGTTGCAATAAGATATTCATTTTCTACATTTGAATTAATAGCTGAAATTATATCATCTATAGCTCCACTTATTGCACTCATAGAAAATAACTGAGTTGCCCCCTCATATAATATAAAATCTACCTTAGATGAATCAGCTATATTATTTCTAATAGTAACATTCAACTTCCTTGTAGTTGGATACTTAGTTTCAAGTTTAATTGCATCTGCAGGCGTTGATGCATTATTCTTAAGAGTTAAAGTAGCAGTCTTTTGTGAACCATCTACAAGCCTGTAAAATAAAACTGCCTTAGGCTGCCCAAGCAAAGCTAATTTTCCTAACCTATACGCAGTATAATTAGGATCTTCTCCAAATGTTTTCTTTAGTGTGTTTTCTGCTGTTGATGTTACAGTTATAGCTACAACGGTATTAACAGGCCCCCAATTAGCTTTAACCGGCATAGCTAAAATACCATGGATACCTGTCCCAATTCTTTCTTGTGCCTTATTCTTAAATCTGTTATACCACCCTGGTATAGTTGGCTTATTTTTTTCATCCCAGTTACCTGTTGCCATTATTCAACCTTCTTCCCTAAAAATTCTTTAACTATTCTTTCAAATTCTGTTTTTGTAAGTTCAGATTTTTCATAACTAAATAAAGCACCTGCAACTACTTCTTTCTTGTAGCCAAGTGCTTCACTATTATCTATAAACTCTTGTATTGAGTATGTTGGTTCATCATTTACTGTCATTTGACTCGCCACTATGGTTTCCTCCTTAGTATCAGACTCTTCTTTAGATTGATTTTGTTCATTATCTGCTGCAGCGTCATATGGTTCTGAATTTATATTATTATTTTCATCAGAAATTTCTGAAACATTCGCTTCGATATCCTCCACAAATATCACTCCTTATTTAAATTGCCTCTACTATTAATCTTATTGATAGTAGGACTTTCATTAATTTGTATCATCTTTCTTCTAAAAAACTTTACTGTTAATTGCCCCTTAGATAACATTTCAGCTTCTCTATCTTCATCTATACTTTCTAATGTCAGATATCTCCTGTCAGCTAAATCTAAAGGAATTTTCAAATCAGAAACAAGCCTGTTTTCTATATGCTCTAGTAATTTGTTAATTTCATTTTCATTATTACTAGCAATATGACATACAAATGTCTTACTTTCTTTTATTACAGCATTAGTTTCTCTTTCTTTGCCAGAGCTCTTAACCCTCCAAAGAATCGAAGGTACTTCAAAGTTCTTTTTCCATGTATTTAAATATACTGTATAATCTATAACTTTCTTAGTATACTCACTTAAAGCATCAAGCCATGGATCAGTGTTAACTTCATCTTCTTCATGTAATGCTATAACAGTAAATCTCAATCCTCTAGCTATAGCATCCCATTCATGGTCAACAATATCCTGACCTATGGTTCCACCAAATCTACAAGTAAATGTTTCTTCAGCGTCTGTATCTTCTATTGATTGCATATTTAATGCTTTTATCACTTTGTCAGTAAGTATGTCTAAACTCTTAAAAGTAGTTCTATCTTGATATATCCATACTTCTATAGATCTTTCAAATCCTATTACTTTACCTTTTTCATCATCAGAACCTTGAACAACTATAGCATAAGGCTTTTCCGTCGTTTTATCAGGCACATTAGGTTCATAACAATCCTTAAAGTCTGGAATCAAGCTTAATATTTGCTTTCTTATTCCTGCTCTCATACCTAATCACTCCAATACTGAGCTATTTTGTTTGCTATATTGTCCTTATTATTATTTAATGTGTCATGCAAAATCGGCATAGGCTTAATACCTCGAACACTCTTAGCAAAATGTCTTTCACCATCTGTATCAACCCAACTTAGTATCTTTTTATCAACTGGAACTATTTTTCTTTTAGTAGGTCCATATATACCAGTACCCTCTTCAAGCCATCCTCCATATTCTTCACTATGTGCTAAATACAAAGTATATTCAGTTCCTCCACCTTCAACTCCACCATTTATCCCTCTTCTTGCATCTCCACTTAGATCTTTCCAATAGGCCTTTTCCTTAGCTTCATTAACTAAAACCGGCTTTAATTTATTTTCAAGAAAGCTTCCCATTCCACCCATCTTCTTATCAATAAAATCATTGACTTTAAATCCCATAAGCTAATCAATCCTTTCAAGATCACACATATAACCACATCTTATGTCTTCAACAATCAATGGATATACTGCTTTAATCTCAAATTTGATTCCATTATTCTCAAATTTAATTGTCTCCTTTGGATTAGTTTCAAGGTTAGCTTCTGAATCAGCTATCATTTTGTATTTTGAGTTGGTATGAGATGTTCCCTCTATTTTACTTTCCATTTGTAATCCTGACATATCTGTATCCCCAGTATAAATTAAAACAGTTATTATTCTATCACTAGTTTCATTTGCAAAAGCACCATCTACTATTTTTTTGATATTTGAGTAAATGATATTGTAGTTGGATTCATTGAAATACCTTTATTAATTATTTTTTTTATTTTACTAGCTCTTAACTTACTCATTGTCCATCTGCTCTTCGCATAGATGTTTTATATCCTGTTGTAACCGTTGGATTTAATGCAGCTACTTCAGCATCATAATCTGCTTTATATATTGCAGCTAAAGTATTCCAATAATCTCTATTCGACGATTTTTGTTCAATTGGCCCAACTTTAATTTCATCGTCTGAAGCTGCTTTTAATAAACAGCCTCTCCAACTAGCTTTCGATACACTATTTCCATTCATTATGAGTAAGTTTTGTAAATCACTATCTCCAACAAAATAAGGATACTCTTTTTCCTGAAGATTAATTTTTAATTGTTCTATAGGATCTAGCGTAATAGTATCCATTACTATGCACCTTCTCCATCATTTCCTGATCCATCGTTTTCTGTTCCACCTTCCCCTGGAGTTTTTGAATCATTGTTTTGAACTGCATCCTTAATTTCAGCGCATTCCTTTTCCTTTAATTCCTCAATATCTGATTCTTTAGCAATGAATTCTGTTCCTGGTGCAATACGTTCTCCATCGTACTTTATATATCTTAGTGCTACTGCATTATACATTGTTTCATTAGATTTATTCTTTTTACCTGCCATAAGTTATTCATCCTTTCATTTAATAAAAATAGAGAGTAATTTATTAATTACTCTCTTATCCTACTGTAGCGAAGAAACATTCATCCGCTCTTTCAAAACTTGGCATACCTAACTGTGATACCTTAGTTTCTACCGTTACAGGATCTGGTTTTCTCATTGTTGTAACTGCAATACCAGTTCTAACAATAGAACAATCTAAATCTGATCCATACATTTTATCAGCTTCTTCTGGTGTTGTCCCATAATAAGTTGAACCTAAGTTACCATCAGGAATTAATGTGACTTTATTATCTGGATAATATTGTTCTTCGCTTTCATCTTCTAATTTATAAGTTCCACTTACAATTGCTACAGAAATACCCACTTTGTTTTTTAGATAATTCTTTATAATCTCATCTGTAAGAATTACTCTTCCATCTTTATCTATATCTAATTTAATTGCTTTATTTATTGCTATATATCCAAAAGTTTTACTTGTTAATATCATTCTAGTTGGTACAGCGTATCCTGAATTTCTCATTATTGTTTTCCATCTTTCGATATCTCCAATGATATCAGAATCAGGATTGCTCCATAAGTCAGGACCAATTAACACTTCTTTGTGGTTTTCTGGAATACCAAAATCAAATACAATATCTGCATCATCACTAACTATATTTATAACACCATCACTTAGTGCCTGCATTCTCATTCTTTCCATTTGAGAATCTCCACCATCAACTAAATTTACATAGTTATCATAGATCTCACTTATTATTGTAAGTAATAATTGTTCATTCTCTGCTTGTGCAGCAAGTAATAATTGTTGTCTATCCTCTTCATTTACAGTAACGCTTTCCTTAAAAAATGGCATTCTCTTTTTAATAACATCAACTGCAGCCTTTAATGCTCTATTCTTAACAGCTACATCAAAAGCACTTGGTTTTAATACTACTGGCTTCTTCTTTGCCCCTTTAATATATTTTAAATCCATTCCTACCTGTTTCTTTCTAGGGAATAAAGCTTCACCAATTAGCATTTCTAATGGTAATTGTGTAATATACGTTGCAATTTCTTTTGAATTTATAAGTTCTCTCCAATCCATCTTTCATTCCTCCTATTTTATAAAATTGAATCATTTTTAGAGCTGCTTTTACTGTATCAGTAACTAATGCAGTCATTGCACTTAGTTTAACAAACCCAAATATAGTGACAGGAACGCTTTCATTCCCATTGCTATACTTAAAGTTAACATTACGATAAGTTATACCAAATGCCTTATCTCCTGTTATGGTAGTACCATCAACAACCTTTCCATCTTTTGTAACTGGTGTACCTGCTGGTAAAATTCCATCAGCTGTTAGATATTTCGAAACATCAGCTTTAGACATTTTTATTGCTATGTTTTGAAAATTTTGAGCATACATTAATATTGACTTATTCTCACCCATATAGGTTTCTTTTTCTTCCATACTCATATTTAATTAATCCTCCTTAATTATGCGAAAAATTTGTTTTGAGCTTCTGCATTTGCATTTTCTGTCTTGGTCTTAGCAAGTATTGCTCCTATACCGCTAGGCCCTTTATCATCAGCGGAAGAATTACTTCCGATAATAACCCCTGTTCCTTTTGGTTTTTCAGTTTGTGTAGTTTCTTTGAATAAATATTTATCAGTTTCATTTAAAGATTTAATTTGCTCTTCTAATCCTATAAAGTTATCACCATCAGCCTTTATTTTGGTTAAATCTAAAGCTTTCTTTAAGATATCTACATTATGGGGATTATAATCACCTAGCTTCTTTTCAAGTCTGTATTCAAAATTGATTTTTTCTAATTCAACTTTATAATTATCAGTTGTTTTCTTATTTTCTTCTTTAAGATCATCTATCTTTTTGTGAGATCCTCATTATCTTTAGCTTTATCTCTAAGATCCTCTAAGTCTTTATCT